TTATTTCAAATATAACCAGTTCGGCTTTACGGGCTCATTATTTTGACAAGGCGGCAATTCGGCTTGCTCAGAACAAACAAAATGTCGCGGCTCAAATACTTAAAAATCTTCAGTCAGATACCTCTTGCACACCGGGACAAAGGGTTTGGAGAAGGCCGGATAAATATTGGACTCGCTCCATTGTGGAAAAAAGATTACTTCGTCTTTATATCCATCAGCCATCTTTGCGGTTTATGCTTGGATCATTAATGGATAACTTGATTAATCCGGATATGATCTGGCTTTGGAGTAGGATAAAAGAGCTTGAAGGGCAGTCTTTGGTTGACTGCACTCCTTATAGCGTTATGGCTATACTTGCAGTTGCTGAGCCTAGGTACTTACAAAAGTTAAGGCCACTTGCAAGGCCAACTGTGAAAGTTGACGATTCTGATCAAGTCTTGATTCATATTGAAGACGTAATGACAAAGTCGATTACTGAAGAAATCGAAGGCACACTATCCTGACGGTAACACCATGAACAATGGGGCTGTACTTTCTTTATCTGACGCTCATCTGTTTAGCCATTTTTTATCCTGTCGATGCGGCCATTGCTGCTGAGACCATCTGGTTGAAGGTGAAAATCTTTTTTCTGGATGCCGTTTTGCTTATTCAGTCCTACATTATTTACCGTAAACTGAAAGCGGATTTTGAGAGGATGCAAATTCCTGTTCCTCCTTTCCGCTTTACCTCAATACAGGAACGACACTAATGTCCAAGAAGACTGCCACCGTATTTGAATCTGCGCCTCCTAAGCGAACAAGAATTGGTGACGGCCGAAGGGTCAGAACCCGTCTGGCACAAGGTCGTACAAAGCGCAGTCCTAAGCGTAAATTCTACAGAGGACAAGGTAAGGGTTGAGTCATGATTAGTAACGAGGGGCAGTACATCAAGAAAGTCTGTGACGAAGTTCATCTTCTGCTTTTAGAAGATCGAATTGCTGAGGCTGCCTCTCTGTTGTTTGAAATTAACAAAGAAGACAGCAGCTTTTGGTATAAAGCTAAAATTGCTTTATACAAATCTGCTGTAGGGCATCGCGAGCTATTCGTGATAGCAAGCCTCATTGGCGTGGCAGAAAAGGACGAACTTGACCAGTCCTACCATTTAGTGCCAGGTCTATTTGCACTTCGCAAACAAAATCATGATCACTCAAAAGGATTCATCCCACCAAAAGGATGAGCCAGTTAAGGATTTAGACCAAGAACGTGCTGACTTTTGGCAGAAAAAGTGCCTTGAAGAGCCAGCTTGCATTGGTTGCAAAATTTATGATTTATAAGGAAATTTGTAGCCAACGCCGGTAGACTGTATCTACCGATCATCACACGGATGGCAGAATTTTCCAAGGCCGCTCCCAGTGCAGAGGCAGTTTTCTATCGCACTTACAGCCGCCGCAAGGCTGATGGGACAAGGGAGAATTTCAAGGAGGCTATGACCCGTTGTGTTAACTCAATTGCAATAATCGGTCAGTTTACAAATGAAGAAAAGCATCTCGTTATCAAGCAAGCTCTAAAGCAGGCATGCTTCCCGTCTGGCAGAGCTTTTTGGGTCGCCGGTACGGAATGGGCTAAAAAGAAACAAAACTATAGTGGTTGGTACAATTGTACTAGTACTAGGGTTGTAGACCTAGAGGCCTTTGAGCTAATCATGGAGCTTGCCATGATGGGCTCAGGCACTGGAGCGATGCTTGAGACGCATGTTATTGATGCATTGCCTTCGGTTGAAAATTTTATTGATATTGTACTAACGACAGAAGTTGGCGGCATTGAACCTGCGCAGAGGCAGGATGAAACTTTTGTTGTTACTCCGGAAGAGAGTGGCGAGAATGAGTATGTATTGGTCGTTGGCGATAGCCGCCAAGGCTGGGTAAAAGCTTATCGGGCGATCCTCGATCTTGCTTGCAATCCTACTGGTAATGACGTTCAATTAATCATTGATCTTGGAAATATTCGTTCTGCAGGCGAAAAGTTAAAAGGTTTTGGTGGAACTGCCAATCCAATCAAGCTGCGAGAGATGTTCGAAAGGGTTGCAAAAATCCTTAACAAAGCAGTTGGTCGCAAGTTGACTGCCATCGAATGCTGCCTTATCATTGACGAGGCTGCAGCCTGCGTTGTTGCCGGCAACATTCGTCGCAGCGCAGGAATGAGACAATTCTCTTGGGATGATACCCAAGCAGTTAACTCCAAATCCGGTCTTTATTCCCAAGATGAAAACGGCAACTGGCGGGTCGACTCCGAAAAAGAAGCCCTTCGGATGGCTAATCATACTTCCTGCTATCACTTTAAGCCTTCAAAAGATGAAGTAGAAGAGTCAATTCGCCAGCAGTTCTACAGCGGTGAAGGAGCTATTCAGTATGTCCCGCAGGCTCTTTTGAGAGCCAATGCTGACTTGCTTGATACGGAAGAATCAAAACAGCGCTTCCTAAGGGAGTATGCAAAGGGGCGTGAATTTGCAGAATCATTCTTAGTTTTATACGGCTACGAGAAGGGAATCAAATTGCAAAAGAGAGAGGCTGAGCATCGGATTAGCCGGTACGGCCTTAATCCTTGCGGTGAAATCATTGGCAGCGACTTCCACTGCAATCTTTCTGAAGTACATTTGAATACAATTGATCCTAACGATCGTCAGGCTCAAATTGATGCTTTCAAGGCTGGGGCTTTACAAGTTGCTGCCTTACTGCACCATGAATTTAAAGATGAGCGCTATCAATACAGCCGTGAGATTGACCCCATTGTTGGCGTAAGTTTTACCGGTCTGTTTGATTTCTTTGTTCAAGCCTTTGGAGCCGAATGGCTTAGCTGGATGATGAAGGGTCGTCCTAATAATAACGCTGGCAGAAAGTATCAAGATTTAGAAATGAAATACTTGGCGCTTTGGCGTTCTATTGTTAGGGAAACGATTTCCGAATACTGCATTAAACACGGACTGCGCGTACCCAACCGTACAACAACCGTACAACCTGCTGGCACGAAAAGTTTGCTTACAGGTGCTTCTTCTGGATGGCATCCTCCCAAAGCTCAACGTTTCATCCGTCGTATTACTTTTGGCAAGACCGACCCGTTGGTGTCAGCTTTGAGAGATTGGGGTTACAATGTTATCCCTGCTCAGTCAGCAAAAGATGAAAATGGCAATCTTTTGGATGACATCCTTGACGATCGCGTTCAGGAAGTTTTGGTTGAAATTCCCACAGAGGTATCCTGGGCTAATCTTGAGGGATGTGATCAGTTTGAATTAAGCCAATTGCCTGCAGAATCTCAATGGGGTCTGTATATGCAGGTTCAAAAGTATTACACTGAACACAATACAAGCGCCACCATTGAATATAGAGAAAACGAAATCCCAGTTCTGACTGAGTTAATTCACGACTCAATCAAGAATGATACTGGCTACATCTCTGCCGCCTTGCTAGCTCGGTTTGACGAAAATGAAACCTTCCCTCGTTTGCCGTTTGAGCCAATTGATAAGACGACCCTTGATAGACTGAATGGTATATCGGAGTCGTATCGATCTGTTTTGCCAGTCATTCTAGGCAAGGACGAGGTCAGTTTCCTTGATGTTCTGAATCAGTACGACAAGCCTGATTACGAACTGAAAGGGGCCGCTGGTTGCGATAGCGACAAGTGCCTTTCTGAAGCGGAGAAGGATGGCGATCAGGTCGGTCAATCGATTTGATCATGAGCACACTCGTAGACCATCAGATCAGAGATCTTTGCCGTAAATCTGGCCTCGTCGAACCTCTCGATGTTGACTTTATCAATCCGGCGAGCATGGACGTTACTCTTGGTTCCGTAATACGGGTCGAGGGGCGAGTGTGCGGTCCCGCAAATGAAAGAGTGAGATGGCGCGAGGTTGACATTACTAATGGCTACACACTGTCACCCGGTAATTTCATCCTCGCCCACACCGAAGAATGCGTTCGGATCCCTAATTGGGTTGAATGCCAATTTCAGTTGAAGAGTAGCAGGGCTAGGGAAGGCCTTGAACATCTTCTGGCTGGATACATCGACCCTGGATTTACGGGTCAAATCACCCTAGAGCTTTTAAATGTTAACCAACGTCACAATATTGAATTGTGGCCAGGAATGAGGATTGGACAGTTACGTTTTAACTCTTTAGACGTAGCCCCACTGAGATCTTATGCTGTCACGGGAAGGTACATGAATGACAAAGGTCCTGTCCCCAGCAAAGGTTGAAGGTAGACTAATAGGAGTCGTGTGATACGACAAATAATATTCTGCCGTGAAGGCATCACTCCGCTGAGATAGCAATGCTTGGAGTTCCTCATCCGACCAGCGATCCTAGTCTGGTTTCATATCATCGACCAGAACTCTTAAGACAATTACCATCGCTTGAAGTCGCCTCAGACTGCTGGTATTTGCTGGATTCAGTTTATACTAATAAAAAAGGAACAAATATTTCTGTAAAAGAAAAATATCTCCATAAAGAGCAAGCCGAGCCTCAGAAGGCTTACGAGGAAAGATTACATAGGGCAACTTATACTCCTATTTATAGGGACAGTATCAGAGCCTATGCAGGATTGTTAAATCGTTTTCAACTTGTCGACGCCCCCGTGTCGATGGCTGATTCCGAGAAAAATATTGACCTTCAAGGTGAGAGCATTCAGAGTTTTTGGAATCGTTGTGACGAAAGAGCGCTGAGAGATGGTGGTGTCTACATTATGGTAGACATGACACAAGAAGAAGAAGAATTAAATTTCCTAGATGAACAGCAAAGTGGAAGAAGACCATATTTAATTATGATTGATCGCCAAGATGTGATCAATTGGTCGGTCGTTTATGAAAATGGTAGAGAAAGAATTGCTCATGCTACGATTCGGCAAATGCGTCAAATTCCAATTCCGAATGGATTCGGAGTAGAGCTTGAGGCAATTTACTATGTTGTTCGTCCAAACTTAGTTGAAACCTATCGCCTTGACAAAGTTGGCAATCAATGGCAACAGAAGAAGATCGGCGAAGTAAGAACATCTCTTCCTGTTGTCCCCCTTGTTTGGTATGGAGCCACTTCCCCTCATTTCGCTCAAGGTGAGTTACCGCTGAACGGATTAGCTGAACTCTCAATTCAGCATTTTCAAATGCGTTCTGACCTGCAGGAGCTTTTGCATAAATGCGCGATGCCAGTGCCTGTCAGAACCGGGGCAAGGATTGGCCCTGATGGCAGACCTGTACCTTTAGTCCTTGGTCCCAATACGGCTGTTGACCTTGATGCCGAAGGTGGTAAGTTTGAATTTGCGGAGCCATCGGGGAGAAGTTTAGAGCGCCATCAGGCTGAGATTAGACACGTTGAGGAGTTGATGGACCGTAGTGGTCTTAATTTCTTATACGGTGCAAATATCAAGACTGCTACCGAAGCATCTTTAAGGGCTTCCCAGATAGCCTCTCAGGTATCCGCGTTAGTTCGTAACAAGACGGCTGCTTTCAATATCATTATGAGGCTATGGGCGGCCTATAACGGCGAGTTAAAGCAGATTACATCTGAGTCTGGCATCGCCATGAATGACAGCCTGATCAATAAGCCCTTGGGCGCATCTGAAATTGCTCAGCTCGTTAATCTTTACTCGCAAGGCATTCTTTCCAAGAGGACAATTCTTGATGAGCTACAACGTGGTGGTATTCTTGATCCAGACCTGAGGGTTGACGAAGAAATCAATCGGACTGATAAAGAAAGAAAAGATGAGCTTAAAAAGTCAATCGATGAGACTGTAAAGCGTCAAGAAGCTTTCCAGGAGTCCGCACCAAACTCATCGGCTAGCCCGACCAGCCAAAACGAAAACCCAAGGGAGCCTATAAAGAATCAGCAATCTCCTGATCGATTACAAGCTGCGGCTCAAAGAGCTCAGTAAAACGATATATTGACAAAAAAGGACATCAAAATGGTTATAGCACGTTTTGAATTTCATCCTGAACACGCCGATCAGTTTGCCTGGCAAGCTGGTCAGAATATTGTAGAGATGACCTTTGACAACGTTTTTGATTTAATTCAAGCGTGTCAGGAACTTGAAGATGCCATTAAGGATTGCACGGTTATCATGGATGGACATATGATTAATCTCCAGGCTTTATCTGTTTGAACCATCCATTAATAAGCGGGAAGCTTATCCGGTCTCATGGTGGTTCGTTTGTCTATCAGATCATAGCTCCAGTCTGTAGGCTGTACGACAGGGAAGACCTCCCCTGGCCGTCTTGTTCTGTTACCTGGAAAGGTAAACAGCCGAGCTGGAATCGAATCGGTGCGAGATTGGTCCCTGATATGGCTGCAATGCGCTGCCCTTCTTATGTTGTTGAAGGTAGAGACTTACATGGGAATTGCTGGAATGAAGTTGTAATTTTTTACTGGGAGAGACTAGATGCAAGTACTAAAAATTGGTGGTACTATAAAGGACCCAAAAACAAGCCATACCCCGCTGCTCCATGGCAGGCTCGTTTGACCCAGGATTTTGGTCCAGAGTGCTTGGAGAAAAAGGCCTAGAGAGTCCAGGCAGAGAGGAGGCTGTTCGGAAGACGCTGGAACATGTGGCCAAGAAGAAGCAGGTGAAAGAAGAGGAGCGAAAGGAGAAACAGACTCAGAAGAGCGGGCGTAAGAAAAAATGATTCCTTTTAGTGCCGTTATTTTCGCTGTAAACTGGAGATATTATCGTATTTTAAAATGCAAACTCCTAAGAGCCCTAAAAATAAATTTCCTCAAAGCGCCATTGGCCAATTTCTTGCCCTAGCAGCATTCAAGCCAGGTCGAGCAACCTTTTATGCCCTATGTGCGTTTGGTTTTTATTTTGCTGTCTTTTTAGCCACAGGTAGCATTGTTTCGTCATTGTTTGGGGCTCCGTTTTGGCCCTCTGTAGGCCTTGTCTTTTTGCTTCGCCTGTGCTTTACTTGATGAGCTGCGGGCGCGTAGCATAATGGATAATGCAGCATCCTTCTAAGATGCCTTATGGGGGTTCGAGTCCCTCCGCGCCTGCCACTGCTCCTTTAGCAATCTGGTGAATGCAGCGAACTCATAATTCGCCTTAGGTGAGTTCGATCCTCACAAGGAGCACCACTAGCCCGAGTAGCCCAGCGGAAGAGGCAAACGATTTAAAATCGTTCCAGCGTGAGTTCGAATCTCACCTCGGGTATAAACAATCGATACATTGAACCAGAATTAGTTGATTCTTTGCATCGTCACCATATCTTGCCTCGATATAGAGGTGGATCTAATGAACCTTCGAATATTGTTGAGGTGACAGTTCGCCAGCATGCCATGTGGCATTTTTGTAACTGGCAGTTGTGGAATGACGATAGGGATTACTGTGCCTGGAAAGGACTGGCAGGACTGATAAATAAAAAGCAGATTCTTGGCCATTTGTCTGCTGCAAAGAGAAAAAGCTTAATTGATCCTCGTGTCGCTAAGATGGAGATCGATTGCGATGAGACCATGAAATGCGTGAAATGCGGATCTGTCAGCAACTTGATGGGATCAGAATCACTTGGTCATACGGTGCGTAGAATAAGGGTCTGTCCCAAGTGTGGACACAAATTTCTCACATATGAGATTGCTCAAATTGATCTCAGCGAGGCAGAGGAATTTGTCAAGTCTGGACACGCCCGGTAAACTAGCCGAAGTGAGCTGCCCTGCAGCCACTCGGGCTTGCCCGCCCTGGCATTGGGGATCAATGTCGTTGAGTTCTGTTTTTATTATTGCTTAAAAAAATTTATTCTACTGCTGTCCTGATCGGTTGCACTTTCACGACTGCAGTAGCCCCGGCAGAAGCCGGTAGCCTCGGCTGCTCTTATGTATCTCATTACGGAATTGGAGATGGTTACCATGGGCGCAGAACAGCTAACGGGGAATCATTCAATGCTTACGGTCTATCAGCAGCCCATCGTTATTTGCCGTTTGGCACAAAATTGAAGATTACAGATCAAGCAACAGGAAAATCGGCAATTGTCCGAATTAATGATCGAGGACCATACGTTTCTGGCCGCATCCTCGATTTGAGTTACGGAGCATTTGCCGCCATCACCAGTCCCTCAAGGGGTGTAACAAAAATTTGCATAGCCCAAATTTAATACCTTGACAAGGGAGTTACGATGACGTGACTCCCTTCTTTATATGATTTTTCGACTATCCGACGAGGAGCGGTTAATGGCTCTGCTGGAGGCGGCCAGACGCCAAGAGGTGAATGAGCAACGAAACGTCCTCGGACGCAATGGTGGAGCATCTACCGGTGAGCTGGCTCTCTTCTACCATAAGATAGGCGCAGCCGGAGAGGTGGCAGTAGCTTCCTATCTTGGCCTAAAGGATTATTTGTTTAAGGATAAAAATCCAACGAGAGATTCTTATGATTTACCATATAACATTGATGTCAAGACGAGAGCTAGGCATAATTACGACCTTATTGTTCAGCTCGATGATAAGCCTGACAAGATTTACTGGTTAGTTACCATAGAGAACAGGGAGATTCAGATTCATGGTTGGATACCTCACTCGGAATGTGCTAAAACGGAGTACATAAAAGATCCCGCTGGTGGCAGGAAAGCGTATTTTGTGCCTAAAAAGGCGCTCTACCCACCTGAATTATTGAGTTTTATAGGTCAGAGCACTGAATCGGTTGACAATCAGGGTTTCACCTGCTACAGTTGAGAAGCTTTTAAGGGTTGATCCCCATGCGTTCTAACACCTATCCTACACAGAAGGCAGTCTATGCCTTGCTCGATTTTATTCGTGAGATCCCTTTTTCGCGGAGATCCCTCGGAGATACTGTTGTTGATGTGCGTCGCAACGTTGATATAGCAGAACAGATTTTTTCCGTTACCGTTTTTGACCGCCTTGTTATGCAGGTAAGAAAAGAAGGAAACGAGATTGTTGATATCTATGTATTCTCAGGATTTTACTATGATGCTGACGGCAATCCAACAAGAACTGTAAGAGAGCGACTTAATGGTCTACTGGACACCCTTGGGGAAGAAGGGATTATTCCCCTTGGGGTCAGAGTCATTATGGACAAAGAATATAACATGTGCTACCTAGCTCTTAATGATGACATGGTTGCCTTGAATAAGCATTATTGTGACATGATAGGCATCAAACCTTATCGTCATAGCCTTATCTTTGGCGCTCTTGATCCAACCAGAGACCAAAAAGAGTATAGTCTTGTACATTTAACAAAACAGGAAGCCTAAGTCAATCTCGGATTGACGATGGCTAAGCCTGGTCTTTATGCCAATATCCATGCTAAACGCAAAAGGATTGAGTCTGGCAGTGACGAAAGGATGCGTAGTCCCGGCGCCAAGGGTGCTCCGAGTGCTGCTGACTTCAAAGCTGCAGCAAAGACCGCTAAAAAGCGGAAGAAGAAAAAGTGAAAAAGAAATCAGCAAAAATGACGACTGCTGACAAATATCAGTCGTTAAAGCGCCAGACAGAACAGGCTGGCATGACTGTTACTGAAAAAGCAGGAAAACTTGTCGTATCAAAGAAGAACAATGGCAAGCAAAAAAGATCCAAGGCTTGAGCGGGCAGGCGTTGATGGCTACAATAAGCCTAAGCGCACCCCTTCTCACCCAACAAAAAGCCACATTGTTGTCGCGAAAGACGGTGAAAACATCAAGACGATCCGTTTTGGCGAACAAGGAGCGAAGACTGCTGGCAAGCCTAAGGCTGGCGAGAGCGAGGTGATGAAAGATAAACGAGCATCTTTCAAGGCACGCCATGCTAAAAATATTGCCAAGGGCAAGATGTCGGCTGCTTATTGGGCTGATCGCGTCAAATGGTGACTACTCGGCGTTGCGGCTGAGAGAGATGAGCGTCGTTAATAATCCCATTAAAACGGCAATTGATCTGTTGTCTGCATCATTACAACCCATAGGAGCTGGATCAATCTTTTCTGATTGCTCAGTTCCAATGTACTTGGCGTACCACGGCCACACTGTCGGTAGCACATAAAATCGACAAGAGGCCCATTGTAAGGTGGTAACTAAGGCAATTACCGCTGACAATCCGACGATTGCCCTCCAAAGCCAGCCAGGCACAATTGGACTCCAGTTAAGCTAGGATCCCAACGGTAAACTTTACTTGCGTCCGGTTATTATTTTGGAACTTCCTTGGGATATAATCATTGGATTATCGATAATTTTACTTGGTGTTCTTGCGTGCATTGTTTATATATTACTGCTTGATAATATTGAATCATGAATACTAAAGAGCAAGCCTTGTACGCCCTATTTCGTGGGCGAATGAATATTCCTGCAGCAGCCAAACACTGTGGAATCGAGCCGGAGAGAATGAAGGATTACTTTAAAGAATATGCAGCCAATACACCTCCAGAGGACTGGGAGCTTGACATTGTTCTTTGCTGGCCTTATGCTTGAAGAGTCCGAGCGATAATGCATGCCCAGTGACATGGCCTGCTGTCTTGACGACAGTTGCCCAATGAAACAAAACTGCCTTCGTTTTTTAATGAAAAAATCCAGTCCCTATCAATGGTACGCAGATTTTCCACGAAAAGAGGAATCATGTGAGTATCACATTCCCGTGCAACAAAGTGAACTATCCGCTCCGCGATAAGATTGCTAGGCACATGTGGCAAATGTGGAGCGAAGCAAATAGTCCTCACCTTGATGGATATAACTGCCCAAAAGAGTTTTATTTCATGGCCGAAATTGCCATGAAGTGTGTATGTAAGGAACTCGATGAGATGATCCTTGACATTGTCAAACAACGTCTTGAAAAATTAGTTTAAACAGATGGAACCGATCAACCGGCTTCTGAAATTTGAGGATCTTTGCGATCAAATCGCAAAAGAGCTTGCCATTTATTATGATGGCATTGAAAATACTTCTGATGAATTCAAATCAGAAAGTCTTATCATTGCAAATTGTGTAAGGAAGCGCGTTGAGGGGGTGTTAACATTCACTAGCCCTTCTACCGTGCGCCGAGGGCTGGAGTTAATGTTTGACTTACAGCCTCAAGTAAATTCTACCCACCATGATTCTCAACCAAAGATTCGTACTTCACTCCAAAGCCGGGTATCTCGCGACGGACGGACACTTCGTCGCCGATCTTCGGCAAGCAACATTGTTTATGTCGGAGTACAGCGCTCTAGCGGCGTGGAAGTGTATTCGCGGCAAAACCAATTCATCCGTAGAACTTAAATTGATTAATGTGCCTCGCGAATATTGTGCTTGGTCGAAATTTGCAACATGAAAAACAAATCTCTTCTTCTTGCGTTCCTTGCTGGAATGGCTTGTGTTTTTAGCCTGCATCTTGCAGAAACAACTTTTCAGGATAAGTCTCATGAGAATATCATGAGAAAATATTGCTCTGAGAAGAAACTTAATTTAGAGGCGTGTGGTAAATATGTTAACTGAAGAAGATTTCATTGCTTTGTGGAAAGATTTAAAATCTGATTTCCCAAAAGAATCAGAGGACACACTTGCTCCAATATTTGCCGTTGAAATTTTGAGACGCTGGGGTTGGCCTTATAAACCAACCTCGATCAGCGAATCATATCCACCAGTGAATCAAACTTTTCTTGGTTTTTACCCTGAAACCGGATGGATGATGGCTCACTGGAAACAAGGATTTGTTCCTTTACCTGACGAGGTACCTACATATTGGCTTTCGATGAACATACTTCCCAATCCTGAGTCGAACTGATGTCTCAAACCAATCCAGGATCAGATGCAGCATTGCAGTCTGGTTGCACCTGTCCTGTCCTCGATAACTGTCGAGGCGAAGGCGCCTATGGCACAAAACATTTATTTTTTATTAATCATCAATGTCCGTTGCACGGCATCAAATTTGACCGTAACAACCCTTGTCAAACCGCGAAGCACTGCTAATATTTCGTCAGCAGCCTCCACTGCACTCACCAGCTCCCACTCATGGATCATTTCCAGTTTTCGAGCATTAAGCTTCTCCAGCTCAAGGCAGCCGATCAGCCAATCTTCTCTTTTAACGAAGGTAGTTTAACAATTACTGCGACAAGAGACGGGGCAACAATTATGATCAAAGCTCCAATGAAAAATATTGGAGAGATTAAAAATGGTGCTGCTGATTTGATTCTTGCTCCCAAGCCTAAGCAGGATAAATCTATTAGGCAAACAAAACCTCGTCGCAGATATACTTATTCTGCAGCAGTTCGGCGCGGAGAGCGGCATCCTTTCTCTCGTTTAACCGAAGTTCAGGTTCGGCAAATCAAAGAACGCTTTGCTAGCCCAGTTTACATGAAGCAATTCAATTCACAGCTAGCCGCTTGGGATGAAATTGCAAAAGAATATGGTGTCTCGATGGCATGTATTTCTCATATACATGCCGAAAGAACCTGGAGACATGTTCAAGTAGCTTGATCAAAAAGCCACCGAAAGGTGGCTTTTTTAATGGGCATCATTCCAATGCCTGATGACTCCAGCTACAATAAAAAAATTTGTTATAAAATACATCGCAAATATAGTTGTTCTTATTATAGCAATATGATCAGCGATTTTATTTTCATTGTGAGCCTTTTCTCCCAAGGCTCTTGCCCATATTTCCCAGAGTGTTTTTCTTTTAGAGCCCCTGACTGGATTCGAACCAGCAATCTTCGCTTTACAAGAGCGCTGCATCGCCACTTAATGCTTCAAGGGCACCCTCCAGTTTACCGGAGGGTTTTGGTCACAGAACGCGGATCAGGCGCTTGCGGGGTCGTAACAACTTGGCTTTAAATACTGGCTTCCGTAAACCCAGTTCTTCGCGTTTTTCAGGATTGACGACAAATACAGGATTGCCTGTCTTACTGGAGATACCACGACGGGATAAAAGGCCCATCCGCTGACACCAGTTCATCGTGCGATGCTGGACGCTCCAGAGGTCTCTGAGGGACTGGTATTCCTGAGGCTCTGTGCCTCGGCGGGTGTAAATGTCAAACTCTTCAATAAAACGCCGCTGGGCAGGCGTGAGACGAAGGTTGGTCATGGCGTATGTGTGGAACGCGACATATTCAAGGTAGATACGCACGGGACCAGGTGTCAAGCCCTAAGACTGTCTCAATTATTGGTTTTGCTTATCAGAATCAGGAATCCTATTGACAGCCTGGCCTCGGTAATGGCGCTCACTCAAGCAGAGTTACTAAAAAACGAATCAATTGATGATCGCGTGAATTCTCTTCTGGTTGCTGGTACCGGTATTAATTTGACGTATGACGATAACGCAAATACATTAACAATCGCTGGCGCTGGAAACCTGGATTACGGGCTAATTACTGGCTCTGTTACTGGTACCAGCGATTACGGGAGCTTGACCTAATGGCACAACAAGTACAGTTCCGTCGTGGTACGACTGCAGAGCACAGTACTTTTACTGGTGCTGCTGGTGAAGTTACTGTAGACACTGACAAGGATGTCGTTGTCGTTCACGATGGTAATACGGCAGGCGGTGCGCCGTTGCTCAGGGAGAACGGCAGCCAGAACGCCGTTACTACTGGCGCCAACACCGCCGCACGGTTCATCCCCACCGGCAGCACCGTTCCCACAAACGGGGTTTATCTACCCGCCGCAAACACAGTAGGGGTAGCAACTTCAGGGGCTGGCCGCCTCTTTATTGATAGCAGTGGTCGG